ATGCACCCCATTATGTAGTCATTTAGAGATGTATTTAGGAAATGATTTGCCACTTATTGTGAAATATGACGTTGCATCTTTGGGTGAAATCAAATTGTGTTTAGCTCCATTACCTCCTTCATAATTCGATGGTTATTATATTACTTTACGAAGTAAATATATAAAAAATTTCTATATATTTTTCATTATAACCAATGAAAGATATATATACAGTTTCGTATGAAGACCAGCCATTTTCAGAAAAAAATATTACTGCATTCATCCATTTTTGTAAAAATAAAAAGGAGGATGACATTGTATGTATGGTTCAAAATGACGATGACATTGTAGACATTCATGCAAAATATTATTTATATAAAAATTCCATTGTATTTGGTGAACGAATATTGTCGAAACATTGGTTAACGCGATATGTGCAAAAAAATATATACAAGAAATCGAAACTACCAAATCCCAATGTTTTTATTGGTAATTGTAAAAATATCGTCGAATTTTTTCAAGATATGTCTGCAAAAAATGAGATTGATGTGCAAAAATATGTATTGACCAAATATGTAAAACAAGAAAAATCGACAATATATGATGATAAGTATATCATAGATTCTGAACATGAAATATTTCGTCGAAGTCGTGCTAACGAAATTCAATGGGACGATGTCAAACAGCATATAGATGTTTTTACATTTGAAATGAATTTTATTGCATTGTCATTTTATATAATGATAGTTTTTGTATTGGTAGCAGCAACCGAACCTGGTATATTTGTTATTTGAACATCTTCGATTTTGGTGTATATGATGGGTAGATTTTTATCGGATGCATATTTGGAATGTTTTTTACAAATAACGGCGCCTTGTTTGAGGATAGCGCGCATTTTCTTTTTATCCAATTTTTCATTTTCAGGCATTACAGCGACGACGTGACAAGACGGAAGGTCTTGCACGTGAAACCAAATATCTTGTTGGTTCGATGCAATTACTAAATCAGAATTGTCTTGGGCGGAACTACCAATATGATAAGTCATTTCGATATTGGATATAACAATAATTTCGGTTTTCATTTTACAATTGTATTTTGTATATTTGCATTGTATTATGCAAACAAAATCAATTTTCTTTTAGAAAAAAATATGTATACAATATAGACAAAAACATGAGTGTCCCACAATTGTTTGCACTGACATGTGTTGAAATCGTGGGAGATTTCGGATTGAAAGAATATGCGAATAATGGAGGTACAACTTCATTGGCTACGGGTATTTTAGGATATATTGGGGTAGTGATTATGTTGATAATATCATTGCAGGATTCGACTATATTATTGGTAAACAATGGTTGGGATGCAATGAGTACTTTGACAGAAAGTATAGCGGCATATGTTTTTTTAGGCGAACGGTTTACTAATTATAATCAATATATTGGTATACTTTTCATAATGGTCGGTATGTATTTATTGAAAATACCGTGGAAGAAAAATCATCCATTTCATATACCAAAATTTTAAAATACAGTTGTATTCTAAAAAATACAATTAGTAGTTACAATCAAAATATTATATTTTCATTTATATAATATGTTGATAATAAGACGATTTTCTCATAGACACTCGCGAACTTTTTTCATACCGCGAGAGAATCCGCTTAATGAATGTGAAAAAACTTTTGTTGAAAAAAAAGAGAATCCACTGCGAGAGAATCCACTGCGAGAGAATCCACTGCGAGAGAATCCACTAAGTGAATGTGAAAAACCATTTCAAAATTGTTTTGTTAAAAAATATGAAAATCCGTTAAATGAATGTGAAAAATCTTTTGAAAAATTTATTTCTAAAAAATGTTGATTTGTGTAATTATCGTATAAAATAAAATGGATATACAACTGCAAATCGATTGGTTTATTCATCCGCAGGAAATAATGGGTCTGGTTCTATAACGCTTACAAATGGCACATATTATCCAATTCGAATATTATGGGGAAATGCAACAGGTCCGGCATATTGTAATTTATCATTCACGCGAAATGGTCAAACGATTACCGACTGGACGGTATATACATTTCATCCAATCACACCCACCATGGGTAATCCCAAAATGTTTATATAATACATTGTGTAGTAATTGAATCGGTTGATGGATAATATTTAGATATATATTATATTATATTATTATTAACTAAATTGTAAGATGAATTCTCTTAATTCAATGAAATCGATTTCACAAAAGACAAATTCTTATTATGGAACTTTTGCGAGAAGAGACCAACTTATGCCTTATTTATTTTTATCGGGAGGATACACTTCATCTTTAACATTTTATGATAGTACAAATATAACTATCAAAACATTAACCAATTCAAATGCAGGTTTTAATGATGTATATGTAGCTAGTTATAGTAAAACAGGAGTAATTAATTGGACAACCCGGATTGCAGGCGCTTATGAAGACTATCCAAAAAACTTATTACTGGATTCATTAAACAATGTATACATTACGGGATATTATACTGATTCAACATTGACATTATATAATAGTGATACGTCTATTTTCAAAACATTAACAAATGCAGGTAGCAATGACATATTTCTAGCGAAATACAATAGTAATGGAATTGGACAATGGGTAACCAGGATAGGAGGTACCGGTGGTGATACACCAGTAAATTTGTTTTTGGATTCAACAAACAATGTATATATTTCAGGAACTTGTCAAAATGTAACATTTTATAATAGTGATAATACAACTTTCAAAACATTAACAATTGTTGGAGTTGATGGTTTTGTAGCGAAATATAACAGTAATGGAATTGGACAATGGGTAATCAGGATAGGAGGTACCGGTGTTGAGGCACCAGTAAATTTATTAGTGGATTCAACAAACAATGTATATATTTCAGGAACTTATAGTGCAAATGTTATATTATATAATAGTAATGATACAACTTTCAATACATTCACAAATGTAGGTAACTATGATTTTTTTATAGCGAAATATAATAATAATGGAATTGGACAATGGGCAGCCAGAATAGCAGGTACCGGTAATGATACACCAGTAAATTTGTTATTGGATTTAGACAACAATGTGTATATTTCAGGAACTAGTACTAGTACAATGACAATATACAATAGTGATACATCAACTTTCATTACATGGCCATTTGTAAGTGGAACAGATACTTTTCTAGCGAAATATGATAATATTTACGGATATGTGGTATGGGCAAACAGAATAATAGCTGTTAGCACAGAACGACCAATAAATTTATTAGTGGATTCAGACAACAATGTGTATATTTCAGGAATTTATACCAGAGATGTAACATTATATAATAGTGATACATCTAGTTTCACAACATTAATAAAATCTGGTTCTATTTTTCTTCCCGATATATTTATAGCGAAATATGATACTGATGGATATGGTGTATGGGCAACCAGGATAGCAGGTGGAGATAATGACTTCCCAGTAAATTTATTACTGGATTCATCAAATAATGTATATGTTTCTGGATATTATGCATCAGATGTAACAATATATAATAGGGATACATCAAGTTTCATTACATTAAAAAATGACGGTGATATTGACACGTTTATAGCAAAATATAATAGTAATGGATTTGGGGTATTGACAAACAAAATATCAGGTACTGGTACAGACCGGCCAGTAAATTTATTAGTGGATTCAACAAACAATGTATATATTTCTGGATATTATACTGCAAATTTAACATTATATAATAGTTTTGTCAGTAAAATGATAACAAATGCAGGAGGTAGTGACATATATATATCTAATTACAATAATAATAGTGGAATAATTAATTGGATAACAACGATTAGTAGCACCGGCAGTGACATACCAGTAAATTTATTAGTGGATTCAACAAACAATGTGTATATTTCTGGAACTTATACTGCAAATGTAACATTGTATAATAGTAATAGTACAATTTTCACAACATTAACAAATGCAGGTAGCAATGATATTTTCATAGCTAAATATAATAGTAATGGAATTGGACAATGGGCAACCAGGATAGCAGGTACAGGTACTGACCAACCAGTAAATTTTTTATTGGATTCAACAAACAATGTATATATTTCGGGATATTATAATGCAAATATAACATTGTATAATAGAACAGATACAACTACATCTAGTTTCAGAACATTAACAATTGCTGGTGGTAATGATATTTTTATAGCAAAATATAATAGTGATGGATTTGGGGTATGGACAACACGGATTGTTGATATTAGTAATAACCAACCAATAAAATTATTGGTGGATACAATAAACAATGTATATATTTCCGGATATTATAGTGCAAATTTAACATTATATAATAGTGATACTTCTACTTTTACAACATTAACAAATGCAGGTAGTTATGACATATTTGTAGCGAAATATAATAGTGATGGACGTGGAGTATGGGCAACCAGGATAGCCGGTACAGATAGTGACCAACCAGTAAATTTATTATTGGATTCAACAAATAATGTATATATTTCTGGTATTTATAGTTCCTCGATATTAAAATTGTATAATAGTGATAGTACAACTTTCAATATATTATTAAATGTAGGTGGCAATGACTCTTTTATAGCAAAATATAATACTAATGGAATGGGTGTATTTACAAATCGTCTAGCAGGTACAGGTACTGACCAACCAGTAAATTTATTATTAGATTCCACAAATAATGTATATATTTCCGGATATTATTCAGCAGATTTGACATTGTATAACAGTACTTTTGGCATTAAATTAATACCAAATTCTGGCAGTAACGATACATATTTTTTTAATTATGATAATAATGGATTAATTAATTGGACAATTCGTATTTCGAGTACTGGTGAAGACCTACCGGTTGTTTTATTATTGGATTCAACAAACAATGTATATATTTCTGGATTTATTGGTGCAGGTGTAACATTGTATAATAGTGATAGTACAACTTTCAAAACAATAACAACTTTCGGTAATAATGACGTATTCATAGCCAAATATAATAGTAATGGAATTGGAGTATGGGCAACCAGACTTGGTGGTACCACTGGTGATAGGCCATTAAATGCATTATTAGATTCCGCAAATAATTTATATATTTCGGGATATTATTTCAGTAAACCATTCACATTGTATAGTAGTGATATTAATGATACGGGTTTTGTAACTTTAACTAATTCAGGTAATACTGATATATTCATTGCTAAATATGATAGTAATGGAATTGGAGTATGGGCAACCAACATATCAGGTACCGGTAGTGAAATATCAGTAAAATTATTATTGGATTCAACAAACAATGTATATATTTCTGGATATTATAATTCAACGTTATCATTTTATAATAGTGATTATTCACCAGTAATAACATTAACAAATTCTGGTGGTAATGATACTTTTATAGCGAAATATGATAATAATGGAATTGGAGTATGGGCGACTAGGATAGCAGGTACTGGTACAGACCAACCGGTAAATTTAATATTAGATTCAAGAGATAATGTATATATTTATGGATATTATTCAGCAGATGTAACATTGTATAATAGTAATACTACAACTTTCAATACATTATCAAATGCAGGTGGCAATGACATATTCATAGCAAAATATAATACTAATGGAATATGTATATTATCAAACAGGATATCCGGCACTACTGTTGACCAACCTGTAAATTTTTTACTAGATTCATCAGACAATCCATATATTTCTGGATATTATAACACAGATGTAACATTGTATAATAGTAATTTTGGTGGTAAAACAATAATCAATGCAGGAGGAAGTGACATACATATATCTAATTATGACAATGACGGATTAATCAATTGGATAACGAGGATTAGTAGCACCGGCACTGACATACCAGTAAATTTATTGGTAGATTCAACAAACAATGTATATATCTCGGGAACTTATACTGCAAATTTAACATTATATAATACAACAGATACAACTACATCTACTTTCAAAACATTAACCAATTCTGGTGGTAGTGATACTTTTATAGCAAAATATAATAGTAGTGGAATTGGAGTATGGGCAACCAGGATATCAGGTACCGGTAGTGAAATACCAGTAAATTTACTATTAGATTCAACAAATAATGTATATATTTCAGGAACTTATAGTGCAAATGTAACATTATATAACAGTGATACATCCGGTTTCAAAACATTAACAATTTCTGGTGGTAATGATATTTTTATAGCAAAATATAACACTAGTGGAATTGGAGTATGGGCAACCAGGATATCAGGTGCCGGTAGTGAAATACCAGTAAATTTATTAGTAGATTCAACAAATAATGTATATATTTCGGGATATTATAGTGCAAATGTAACATTATATAGTAGTGCAGGTACAAGTACGTCTAGTTTCAAAACATTAACAAATTCTGGTAGTAATGATACTTTCATAGCTAAATATAATAGTAGTGGAATTGGAGTATGGGCAACCATGATAGCAGGTACTGGTACAGACCAACCAGTAAATTTACTATTAGATTCAACAAACAATGTATATATTTCGGGATATTATAGTGCAAATGTAACATTATATAGTAGTGCAGATACAACTACGTCTAGTTTCAAAACATTAACAAATTCTGGTAGTAATGACAGTTTTATAGCAAAATATGATAATAGTGGAAATGGAGTATGGGCAACACGGATTGTTGATGTTAGTAATAACCAACCAATAAATTTATTGGTGGATTCAATGAACAATGTATATATTTCTGGATATTATGGTTCATACATAAAATTATATAATAGCAATACTACATCTTTCAAAATGTTAACAAATGCTGGTGGTAATGACATATTTGTAGCAAAATATGATAGTAGTGGTAATGGAGTATGGGCAACTACTATTTCAGGTACTGGTACAGACAAACCAGTAAATTTAATATTAGATTCATCAAACAATGTGTATATTTCTGGATATTATACCACAGATATAACATTATATAATAGTAGTTTTAGTGGTAAAACAATAACCAATGCAGGAGGTAGTGACATATATATATTCAATTATTATAATAATGGATTACTTAATTGGACAACTTGTATTTCTGGTATTGGCAATGAAGTACCCATATTTTTATTGTCAGATTCATCAAAAAATGTATACATTTCTGGATATTATGGGTCAACTATAACATTATATAATAGTGATACTTCAACTTTCAAAACAATAACAAATGCGGGAGGTATTGACACGTTTATAGCAAAATATGATAATACTGGAATTGGAATATGGGCAACACAGATTACTGATATCAGTAATAACCAAACCGTAAATTTATTATTGGATTCAACAAACAATGCATACATTTCGGGATATTATACCGCAGACATAACATTATATAATAGTAACACTTCAACATTTAAAACATTAACAAATGCGGGTGGTATTGACACGTTTATAGCAAAATATGATAGTAGTGGTAATGGATTATGGGTCACAAGTATTGCATCTAAATTGACTCTAACTAATTGGATTGCAATAGATTCTAATAGAAAATGGAGTTCTGTATCTATGTCATCATCCGGTCAATATCAAACTGCTGTGGTAGACAATGGTAAAATCTATATTTCAAGTGATTATGGAATTACTTGGACAGAAAAATATAATAATTCTTTTTATAAATCAGTAGCAATGTCAACATCTGGACAATATCAAACTGTGGTTGGTTTTTATTCTTATGTAACTACTTCAAATGATTATGGTAATACTTGGACGAATAGGAATTTGTACTTGAATGGAACGGATTTAACATTATTTCTAGAATGCAATTCAATATCAATGTCATCATCTGGGAACTTACAATATATTACAACAAGAAATGGTAAAACCTGGAAATCATACACGTATGGCCAAACTTGGGAAATATTTGGTTGGACTACAGTAGAGAAACCAGATGTAGCAGCAATGTCATCATCAGGGGATTATATTACAACTGTTACATATGGCGGCACAATCTATGTTAGTGGTCCTAATTTTAGTGGTGATAAAGAATCAATTCGAAATTGGATTTCTGTATGTATGTCATCATCAGGTCAATATCAAACCGCAATTGCATATGGTGATCAAATATATATTTCAAGTGATTATGGCTATAATTGGACAGCAACAGAATCAAATAGAAATTGGAGTTCAGTATGTATGTCATCATCAGGTGACTATCAAATAGCAGTTGCATCTTCTGATAAAATATATATTTCAAGTGATTATGGCTATAATTGGACAGCAACAGAATCAAATAGAAATTGGAGTTCAGTATGTATGTCATCAAAAAGTGAATACCGAACTGCGGTGGTATCCAATGGTCAAATCTATACATCTAAAATAATAGTAAATAATACGATAAACAAACCAGTAAATTTATTATTGGATTCAACAAACAATGTATATATTTCAGGATATTATAATGCCTCATCATTGACATTATATAATAGTAATAGTACATCTTTCAAAACATTAACAAATTCTGGCA